TGAAACCCATACGCCACAAGCACGAAACCCCAGATAAACGCCAGTAGGTCCGTCACGGGTGCTGCCATGTAACTACAGTTCGCTTCCGTAGGCAAAGACGCTTCCATGATTTGATAATATGCGTACCCAGCGATGGTGGACAGTGCCAATGCGTACGTGTGCTTACTCATGTGATAACCTCACATAAAAAAATAACCTCAATATATATAAAATGTCTGGTGGTATTGCCCAACTCGTCGCCGTCGGTGCCCAGGATGCCCATCTCGTCGGTCAACCCGAAGTCAGCTTCTTCAGATCTAACTATCGTCGTCACACGAACTTCGCCCAAACTGTGGAGCGCCAAGTGCTCCAGGGGACTCCAACCAATGGTGGTATCTCTACCGTTCGTTTCGAACGCAAGGGTGACCTCCTCGGTTACTGCTACATCACGCGTCGTACCCCACAGGCACTCGCAGCGTCCGATTGGATCAATCGAATCAAAAAGGTTGAACTTTTGATTGGGGGTCAAGTCATTGATGAACAAACCTCTCACTTCTCCCAGTACATCGCACCAGTCACGATGGCTCAAAGCTACTCCAAGTCTGCCCCTGCGGGTGTCGCCGCCCCATGGTCTTTCTACCCACTCCGATTTTCGTTCTGCGAAAACTGGCAATCTGCGATTCCATTGATTGCGCTCCAGTACCACGATGTGGAATTGCGTATCACGTGGGATACCCCAGTTGTCGGGGACTATGAAGTCCACGCGCAATACATCTACTTGGATACCGATGAACGCACTACTTTGGCGTCCATGCCACAAAACATGGTAATCACCCAAACCCAACGTTCCATCCAATCCGGTTCCGCCATCCAAGAGGTGAACTACAACCACCCAATCAAGTATCTCGCGGCTTACAACCCAAACAACCTCGCTTTCATTAACAGCAAGCTTCGATTGCAAATCAATGGTACCGATGTGACCGACGCCAAGCCAGTGAACCCACACTACACCGCGTGCACCAAGTACTACCACACCACTTCTTCTGAAATCCGTGGTAGCGATGAAACCATGTTCTTGTACCCATTCTGCCTCGAAACCTCCAAGCTCCAGCCAACGGGTTCTCTCAACTTCAGCCGATTGGATTCCGCTCGTTTCATGATCGATTCTGACACCTTCGACGCTGATATGTATGCTGTCAACTACAACATTCTCCGCATCGAAAACGGTATGGGTGGTTTGATGTACTCGAACTAAATTTATTTACACGCTAATAACAAATGTTCTGGAAGTATTTGTTTCTTCTAGGATTCGTTTTCGTACTCACGTACGATCCAAAATCCAGGACACTCGAAACTTTCATCGCACCCAATGCCCCGTGTAAAGAGGGACATTACCAGGAGGTGCAATTCGCGGAAAAAGGTTATCCATGCCCACAGAACAAGCAAACACATATGGGCGCAATTATATCTACTTAAAAAGATTCAACGTTTCTATTACATAAATATGTTGTCCTTCGACCGAGAGACTCTCACGATCGTGGCCATCGTGGCGTGCATCGCCGCGACTGTGTACATCTATAAGGAATTCTCCAAAGCTAAAGATGATATCGAAGGTATCAAAGGTTTCTGTAATAAACTCGTTCAAGCGCACACCCCACCCCAACCCCGTCCAACGACCTCTAAAACCATTGCCGTAGAGGAAGACGACGAGGATGATGAACCAACTCCCGTGACTGCCGAGTCGGAGGAAAATTAACATCTCCGGAAATTATAACTTGCGACCAGCGCAATGAAAAAATACAAAGCCATCGCGATACCGGTAACATTTACGGGAGATAAACCAAGGTTCCTCACAGTGAGAGATAAGCGCTTCAAAGATTGGATATTTGTCACGGGAGGGTGTAGACGACGAGAGATTTTTAATCCCATTCGTTGTGCTCTCCGTGAACTCGAAGAAGAGACGCGTGGGGTCGTGTCTCTTAAAAGAGGTGAATATACAGAATTTAAATTTACAGTCAAAGAGAGTCCCACAGTGGACCTCGAATATAACGTATTCGTATTCTTTGTGAATTACACTAAACCGGAACAATCCGAGCTCGTTAAGAAGTTTAACGAAGAGAAACAAAAAATGATGATTAAAAAAATACAAAAGCAACCGATCAAGCGCACACACGATGAAAATGATTTCATGGCGTTCGAAACACTCCAGGAGTTTCGATCTAAGAAACAGTGGGACAGGATCACTAAAAACATCCTAGAAAACCCAGAATTCTATGCGTGTGTGACTTCTTTGAATAGAAAATCCTTTGCTATAAAATAATGAAGTCCAAGAGTTACATTCTCATGCAAATAAAGGACTTGCTTTTGAATAAAAAGAATTACACAGAAAGAAAAGCATCTGCATACATCGAAGATGTTCAGGAAAAAACGGTCTACGAACTCTTGACCTTGAAAAAGGAACTCAGTGAATCTGAACACATTTACCCAGACGTGTCACTCATGCGAACCATTAGACACGGTTTGGAAGATGAAGATGAAGATGATTAAAAAAATGAATCAATGTATTGGTAAGTAAGCATGTTCAGAAACTGGTGCAAAAGCAATGGTTTCTGTAAAGCAACCAATCTATCACATGTGCTCATGGACGGTGGCGTCCTATCCGTGCCTTTTGATAGATTGAATGACTTTTATGAAAAGTACGTGGAGTGTATACACTCGGGCGAAAAGCTCTTCGTGGTCGAACAAAAGACCGTGGACGCATACAACTTTTTCGTGGATCTCGACTACAAAGATGACGACGCGATGACCATCGAAGAGGTCGAGCGCGTGTGTCGTGTAATATGTGACAAAGTGTCTAAATACGGTGGAAAAGACGCACTCGTATCCGTCGCGAAACCAAAACCTGTGGGCGACCTCATGAAAACGGGGGTACACATCAATTGGCCGGATTTTCCGGTAAACAGGTCATCCGCGATCGCACTCCGTCAACACATCATCTCGACGTTAACACTCGTGTATGGATCCAAAGACTGGGAAAACATTGTGGATTTATCCGTATACGGAAGCAGTGAGAGAAACACGAAGGGGAGTGGTTTCAGAATGCCTTGGTCCCACAAGAAAGGTAAACATGAGGCGTGTAATGGTACGGGATGTGCCGCATGTGATAAAGGGAAGGAAACACAGGGTGAGTATTTGCCCGTGTTCATCTACAAACACGGACCACTTGCCATGTTTCAAAAGGTTTCCCCGGAACCGAGTGTAAAACTCATGCACATGGCCACGCTCCGAACACAAGATGTGGAACCAAAAATCATCGAAGGAACAAAGAAACTCGAGGGTACGTTCACAGCCGCACAGACCAAGAATGAATTCACGGATCCCGAAACGATGGCGCTTCTCGAAACATTCATACGCCGAAACATGGACGGTCAAGCGAATGCGAGGGTCACAAAGATTTACAAGGAAAAGAATAGTTATCTCGTGGCCACCACGTCCAGGTACTGTGAAAACACAAAGAGACAACACGGCTCAAATCACGTGTGGTTTCACATTTTAGGGGACACAGTGTGCCAAAAGTGTTTCTGTAGGTGCGAAACCATCCGCGGGCGTCACTATGGATTCTGTAAAGACTTTTCAGGCAGAAGACACCAACTCCCAGAAAACATCGTGGAAAAGCTCGATGTCACGAAATATAAACCCATTCCAAAAAAGAAGGTGGAACCGAAACCTGACAACGACGTAAAAGGTGATCTCAAAGGGTACATCCAGAGACACATACTCAAGGATACAGAATTTGACATCACGGATATCAAGAAACAGAAAGGGATCAAGAAAAGAACGATCGAAACGAATCACACGTGTACCGCGTGCTCCAAAAAGGTGTCTTTCAATACAGACAAGGCAACCATTAAACAGGTGTGTGCGTGTACCACCCGCGCACACTTACTTATAGATAAAATAGCAAGTAAGTTATAGATGCTAGCAGTTGTATTCCTCATCGCAGTCATTTACATGTCTTCCAAGCTCATTACGAAGGGTGTGGAGCTAGACACACTCGATACTCTCATACGCGAAACGCGTAAG